TATGTAGCGTTCCGCCGTGGGCAGATAATTAGGCAACAGTTCCCGCTTTTTCATCTCTACCCGCTCCGCCGTTAACGCCAACTGGCGTAACCGCTTAATATCCTGCTCAATGGCGCGGGCTTGCAGGTACATACTCGCCCCCTCTGCAATGGCAACCGCTTGTTGCCGCGCCAGTTTCTGGCGAAGTTCAACCGCAGCCCGGTGTCGTTGAGCAGGCGACAGCATTATTCTGTATCCAGTTTTTCCGCAGGTTCAGCCACAGTACCGATAGTGACGGCGTCTTCATCATAGGCTGCGTACAATTCCGGTGTTTCAAGCGCATAACCTTCATTACGCAGGTATTTATTTTCAAACTGTTTACGGTCATCCACAAATTCCGCCTTACGTTGGCGAGTATTACGCTGTGTCAGAATTTGCAGATTCGGCAACATGGTGACTGTCATACGTTTACTCGGCATAAATGGCGGGATCATCGCCAGACGGCCAGCGATGGAACTCCCCAACATTTGCGCCGCAATTTTTTCAGTCGGTTTATCTGCCGCCTGATACAGTCGATATTGTTCCGCTGCCACTAAGTCAGCACCGACCAGCACCACTAAGCGCGGATCATTCCTGAATTGTTGCGGAATACAGGCGTTAATCAGGTCTGACGCCATCGCATCCAGTGAGGTAAAATCACCGTGCTCATCCAGTTTCACCGGTGTCGTAATCACCTGCTTACCGTTACTCCATTCTTTAGCGATTTGATGCCAACCCATGTTCACATCTTCACCATTAGGATTGGCTTCCGGGTCAGTGGTCTCCGCCACTCGCTGGCCGTTAAAACCAACACGGATCATGTCCAGTACAAAGGATTCATGGGTGAATTCCTGCATACGTTGGAAAAATTCATTTTCTGAACCAGAGTTCGCCCAGACAGATAACAAATCCCAAGGCAAGGCTGCGCCGGAATCAGTTTCAACCAAGTGGTATTTATTGCCGTCAACACCGGTTTTACGCATAAAACGGCCATCTTTTTTACGCCCGGTGAATAACCCAGGATTGCCAACTGGCACTACCTGGCCGGAAAGGTGATCCACATCCGCACAGGTGATCATGCTGAGAAATTCCACGGATTCCAACAACGCACTGCGCAAGAGGGTTTCTTTTGGGTCAGTCAGCGCAAAGTAACGCGATATATCTTCTATTCCATAGGCTTGGGCTAATCCCGCCGCATATTTCTGCAAAAATGCCCGTGCCCGATGATTCAGTTGCATAGCTCTTCCCTTTGCCTTTTTCCATCATGGAATTACAGAAATTTAAAAGGCTCGTTTTTGTCGCCTTTTGGGTTACGCGAGGGCAAGCGGGTAGCAATACCTTCCAATTTGTTAAATTTTTTTAGAATATCGGGCAAACTGTCACATAAACGCGCAAATTCTTCGGTATCGACAACCGCTTTCATTGTCTCGACATCTTCCTGAACGTCAGCGACTTCTCGCTCAGTGGACTCCTGTTTATCTTCAAGCGCGGTAATTCGCGCTTCCAAATCTGCTACAGCCTGGGCCAGCGCCTGCAACGCATCATCGCTTGATGGTGCTGGCTCAGTTTCTTCTGGTTCTTCAATGTTAAAAAAGCTTTTCCATCCTTTTTTGGACCTTGTCATGTCGTTATCCTTAATGTGTTTAACCTCATCAATAACCCGTGGCTTATACGCACTGAATCGACGATGTTTGTTCCTTTTTTTAAATTGCAGACGCGTTGTGCCCACGCTGGCGGGTGAGTCAGTCACTGCCAGTCCTTCCAGATAGGTTTTGCCGGTTCCGCGAAAATCACCATCAGGCGTAAGTTCAACAGAGGTAAACAGTAATTGTCCCTCTCGATTGGCCTGTAACAAATGATGATTGGGTCGCAGTTGCGCATATAAGCGTAAAACCCCAGCATCATCTCGTTCGGCTTTAACGGCTAACACTTCGCCCATTGCCCCGAACCCACGCTCATGTTCCGGCCAAATGCGGGCGGTGTACAACGCCGGGTTATAGAGTTCGGCAGCATCTAAAATCCATTGAGGTTCCATCACTCGGCCATCGACCGTGTCGCCCTCCGTGGCAATACATATCCAGTTAGTCATTAACTGAGACATATTTAATTCCTTCCATTTGAATCAAATACAGTATTGCGGATTCAATAAAATGCTGCGAATGGTTTAATTCTGATGAATTCGGATATAACGCCATAACCGATTCAGGTCGAAATTGAATTAGCGTCAGGATAAATCTAGCCCTGCATAATATGATTACTATGGCTAAATACTCTGATGAACTCATAAGTGTCGCCCGTTCTTTATACCTGCGGCGATATACTCCGGCAGAAATTGCCCATGAATTAAATCTGCCGAATCGGCGGATCATTTATTATTGGGCGGAAAAATGGCATTGGGCGGATATGCTCAGCCATGAAAGTGTTGTCGAAGCCATTAACCGTCGGATTGCCGTGCTCAGTGAACGCAATAATAAAACCACGTTGGAATTGGACGAACTTGATCGACTAATAGCCCATCATGTGAAATTGATGGCGCAGGAAAATAAGCATAAAGAAAAGCTGGCCGAAATTAAGGCGCAAACACAATCAAGTGGTGAATATATACTATCCGGTGACGGTGAACCCAAGAAAAAGAAACGCTATCGTAAAAATGATATTTCGACACTGACTAAAGAAGATTTCCAGAAATTTGTCGATGAGACGCTTTTCGGCTATCAAAAACATTTGCGCAATAATCTGGCAAAACAGATTAGAAATATCCTCAAGAGTCGGCAAATTGGCGCGACCTGGTATTTCGCCTTTGAGGCATTCGAAAATGCCGTGTTAACCGGCGATCCTCAAATATTCTTATCCGCCTCAAAACCACAAGCAGAAGTTTTTCGCTCGTATATCGTCAATATCGCTGAACACTTCTTCGGTGTAACGCTGACAGGCAACCCTATTCGACTCAGCAACGGCGCCGAACTGCGTTTTTTATCAACCAATAAAAACACGGCACAATCCTATTCCGGTCATTTGTATTGTGACGAATATTTTTGGGTGCCTGATTTTAAACGCCTCAATGAAGTGGCGTCAGCAATGGCAACCCATGACAAATGGCGTACCACCTATTTTTCAACCCCCAGCGCCAAAACCCATCCCGCCTATCCATTTTGGATGGGTGACGAATGGCGCGGCAATGATCCCAAACGTAAGAACATTGAATTTCCCTCTTTTAATGAACTGCGTGACGGGGGTCGTGATTGCCCGGATGGTCAATGGCGCTACGTCATCACGCTAGAAGATGCCATTAAGGGCGGATTCAACCTGGCATCCATTGAAAAACTGCGCAACCGCTATAACCCAGACACCTTTAACATGCTGTATATGTGTGTGTTTGTTGATAGTGGCGCCGCTGTTTTCAAATATCACCAACTGGAAAAATGCGGTGCTGATATCCATCTCTGGGAAGACCATGATCCCAACGCACTGCGTCCCTTCGGGGATCGCGAAGTCTGGGGCGGCTTCGACCCGGCCCGTTCTGGCGATACTTCAACCTTTGTCATTATTGCCCCGCCCATGATGGCACCCGAAGTTTTTCGGGTATTGGCAACGTTCTATTGGCAAGGCATGAACTGGAAACATCAGGCGAAACTGATTGAAGATCTCTTCAAGCGCTACAGATTCACCCATATCGGCATTGATACCACGGGGATTGGTCATGGTGTCTATGAAATGGTGCAAGACTTCGCCCCCCGACAAACCTACGCTATCCACTACAATCCGCAAAGCAAAAACCAACTGGTCATGAAAATGATTGATGTGGTCAGTGAGGAACGTATCGAATGGGATGTGGAACAAAAAGAAATTCTGGCCTCATTTCTGGCTATTCGACACACCACGACGAAAAAAGGCGGCAGCATGACCTTTGTCGCTGACCGCTCGCGGGAAACCGGACACGCTGACGTGTTCTGGGCAATCGCTCATGCCCTAATGAATGAGCCGTTAAATTACGACAAGAAACGCACCTCTAAATACACATTTGCCAAGGCTGCATAATGAAGAAAACGTTAAGGAAAATCCACGCACATTCCCCACGTACAAACGACTGTCAACGGAAAATGAGTTTAATCACACTGGGCAAACCAGAGCCTATACTCACCACCAGGACGGATTACCAAGAAATCTGGTATAACAATGATTATGACCACTACACACTACCGATTGATCGTTTAGCCCTGGCACAACTGGCTAACATGAACGGTCAACATGGCGGTGTACTCTATGCCCGCCACAATATGATTGCCTCGGACTATCTCGGCGTTCGCGGCGGAGTGAGTCATGAACAATTCAAGTCCGCTGTGATTAATTTCCTAATTTTCGGTGATGTAGCCATTCTGAAAGTCCGTAACTTCTGGGGTGATGTGGTCGCACTGGAGGTCTTGCCCTCGCTATACCTGCGCCGCCGCAAGGACGGTGATTTTGTGGTATTACAGGAGGATGAACCCTTGGTTTACTCACCGGAAGAAGCGATTTTCATCAAGCAATATGACCCACAACAGCAAGTTTACGGATTGCCGGATTATATTGGCGGTATTCATGCTGCCCTGCTCAACGCTGAAGCCACCATTTTCCGTCGTCGTTATTACCACAATGGCGCCCACACTGGCGGTATCATTTACACCAATGACCCGAATATCTCTGATGAGACCGAAGAGGAGATCATACGCAAGCTTCACCAAAGCAAAGGCATTGGCAACTTTGAAACTCTGTTCGTAAATATTCCCAACGGCGACCCTGACGGCATTAAATTTATTCCGGTGGGTGATATTTCAGCCAACGATGAATTTGCCAACGTCAAAAATATCAGCTCGCAAGATGTGCTGACCGCTCACCGATTCCCGGCGGGACTGGCTGGCATTATCCCGACCAATGTCGGCGGGTTGGGTGATCCTGAAAAAGCCCGTGAGGTCTATCGCCAGGATGAAGTTATCCCCGTCCAAAATATGTTCATGAATGCGATAAACACGCATGATATACCTGAAATATTACATATCCGTTTTAAACAAGATCGCGTAAGTTCGGGTGCAAAATGTGCAAAAAACAGGTAAAATTACCGAAAATGGATACTTTGGGAATAAGGAACATGCGCGTATTAAAAATAATCTGCCCTGAATGTGGCGCTAAGGCGGTTATTCGCAAAACGAATCGAAAACACCGTGAAATTGCTGATCTGTATTGCGCGTGTTCCAATGTTGAATGTGGTTATACATTTGTGATGAATTTGACGTTTTCACACACGCTGAGTCCCAGCGCAAAAACGGGTGATAAACTGTTGCAGACTGTGATTAACAACCTCAACCCGCAACAGCGTCAAATGGCATTGGATTTGTTGCAAACCAGAGCTGCCTAATTCAAACTTTGAGCCAAGCCACTATTTAGTGGCTTTTTTCATTTTCATCAAATTGCTTAATTAATTGAGTAGTCAATTCTGAACACCAAATAAGAGCTTGATAACGCTCATCATTACTGCAACCTCCATTAATAGCCAAGCGTAACAGCAAATCAACGCGTTCCAGTGAAATTGACTCAGCAAAAAAATCTACCATACTATCCTCTTAACCCTATAATACTGTTTTTTTATACAGCATATATAAATATAATTAACAAGTGAAGCAATTCTGTTATGAAATAGTGTGTTATGTGATTTCTATCGTTTCTGATTCCATTTTCTTCAACATGTTCAGATAATGGCCTTTGGGGTCACGAACTATTTCATTAGTATCAATCTTGATACCCAAATTTTCACTTAACCTACTCATTATCATTTTTGTTATTTCAGTATGCGTTTTTTAACTTTATGTAGATGACCGAACATAGATAAACAATAACGTTGGCCATCTACGACTATGCTACTCCCCCTCAGTAATGAACGGGCCAGAGCATGGCTCATCTCTAAACCGTGCAAGTTAGCTGATTCATAGACCCGCCGTATTTTTTCGTCATCACTCATCTGATACCAACTATGATGAACCTTTTCTAAACACGGATCATTCCCTTTTCTGACCATACTTCGTGCCTCCGTACAGTTATTGACAGAACTCCAAGAGGAAGAAAAAACCAAACCCTCTCCCGCAGATACCGGGCTGGATTTAGGGACAATCTTCCATTTCACAGTACGGGTAACAAAAGAAGAGGACTCGCCCAAGCTGGGCGAGTAAACCCCTAAAATACGCTGGACATCCTCACCGTAGGCATTACCTTGTTCTGTGATCTCATACGAGAGACGCACGGTTAAATCCTTCCGTGCAACCAGTGCACCGCCCTGAAACTCGGTATAGGCTGACCAGTTGCCAACATCTGCGGCAAATCGCACGTTATCCATATCCTGATCAGGCAAAATTTGCTCATCACCACGCAGACGACGCAGTTCGCGCCAGACAGAAACCGGAGCACCGCCAATCTGCTGAAACTGACGGATGCGCCAACGGCTCGCCCAGGCAGAAACAGAGCGGGACATATCCTTGAGGTTGTGTCCTGTCTCACGGTCAATTTCACCGTCGAGTGCGTACCCGTCGATGTTCTTTGAAATATATTTGGCGATATAGCCCGTTGCACTGCCCTTTTCTGGATCTATCCGCTTAACAAAAAATCGAGCGTTCTGTGCTTCTTCGCTTTTCAACTCGTGCGCATCTTCTTGGGTTGCGTACTTCTGCACAATTTCCCGCATTCCTTCGACGTGCTCAGGCAGCATAAATAACAACAGATGCCAATGCGGTGTACCGTCATGATGTGGCTCAACAACACGGAAACCAAAAACACTAATCCCCGCACGAGAATAAGCAGCGCGAATTTTCGCCCAAACCTTACACAAATACCGCTGTGTATCCCTTGGGGTCGCACCGTTCCAGTTTTTCACAAAACCGCCACCACTATGTACAGAGTGATATTTAGAAGGTGCTGTAATAGTATAAAAATCTCCTACACAGCCCATTTCGTTAGCCAAGTCCTCAAATCCGCGCATACGGATCATGAGTTCACAACGGCGGACAGCAGGGTTTGCAATGCTGCCCAAGACCTTATCGCTTAACGAAACTCGTTCTCCATCTTCATTCTCTAAATCGAACGATTGCAGAAACTCCCAATTTAGCCGCTTCTGCTCTGTCCATTCATGTAAAGTCTGACGTGAAACATAGGATGAAACAGCTTTTTGCACTTGTCCGACAGCAATTGCAATATGCTCGGCACGAATATCACGTATCCGCTTTAAACGGATGTACCACCATTGATCTGACATCATGCGCAGCAATCCGGCACATAATTGGTCTTCTGTCGGTTTAATTCGACCTTTTACAAACTGCTGCCAATATGGGGCTATCGTTCCCGCTTGCTGTGTCAATTTAGCCAAACGGGTATAGACGTGAATTAATCTACGGTAAGCGTCCTGCTCATTCTGTAGGGCCTGTTCAACATATTGGTCGTAACTCTCAGCCATAAACCGCGCAATCTCATGCGCAAGCTGTTTTATCTCTTTACGTCCTAATGTTGGCAATTGTTCCAGTGATTCGATAAACGGGAACGGCATAACACCAGATACGATATGCTGGAACTCGTATTGTTCATTGACCAATTTTAACCGTGGTAATACGTTCTCGCAGAACTGACGTAAAAACGTATTAGCCCGGCGGCGACCAGATTGATTGAAAATGTTGGCATAACGTGTTGCAAGGTAGATCGCCAGTGAATGCGGCACATTCTCAAGATATTGATGCCGCCATGCATAATCGTTGGGATTTGCCTCCCACATAATACGTTCAGCCAGAGTTGCGTCATTCGGCAACCCTGGCTGAAATTCTATACTCTGGCGATACATTGAACGCAGTGCATCGCCGTTATTTTCTTCTTTTCTTTCAATATTCATGTTACAAACAATTAACGGGAATTAATTAAAATAAAAACAAAACAAATTCTTCCGCTATCTGCGGATACAAATCTTTATTAATTACCGTTACATGGGTTATTTTTCCTGAAATCAATCTTCCTATGAAATTTCCATTATCATCAATTTTATTCAATGCAAGAAAATCACCTGTTTTATATTCTCGATCATTTACTCTAAATTCTGCTTTTTTCTCTCCGTTATCGATAGCTATAAAATAAACTCTTTTTTAAATGATGAGTTTTGTTTTTCACTTTCATGATTATTCACCCTCACGAAAGAAAAAATTCGGTGATAGCGATGTAAGTTCATATCTGATATTTCCATATGAATAATCACAGCTAACATCATCTCTTATGACAGAATTAACGATAAAGGTTCTAACCCTAACGCCTTTATATTCACGCAAAATAACAATATCGTTTTCCTCAATCACGGGCATAAATACCGATATATCAATACAAAGTTGATGATTTGACACAATGCAATCAAAATTTCTAGTTGTTAGATCATGATATCTAGTCATCCCATACACTCCGATAATGTTTCTGTTCCATCTCGAAAACCTCCTGACAGGAAACACAACGGGTAACACCCATAACTTTCATCCGTCGCTCTGCTGGGATTAATTCCCCATAATCTTCACATTCAAACGCAGAAACACTAACAGGGCGATTTATATGCCTTAATATTCTACGTTCTAGTATTTCATCATTTAATTAGGCAGTGATAGATTATTCGGTAATAATGCACTCGTTACCTTGATAAGATTTATTGCTCGTATCAAATTAGTCATTTCTTCACTGGTTAATTCATTCAATGCCAGTTCATGCCTATCAGTTGGTATCCGTGCTATATAAAAAATGGCTGCTAACACGCGTTTATTATCCACATAATTTTCGCTACGTTTATCTCTCATCTCATTAATAAAGACACTTAACTCTTTATTATCAGATTTGAAATATTGTGCCCTGACTTGAGCGACTTTATTTAATCCATTAACCCGCGCTTCAAAGGATACTAAAAACGCGCGTTGTTCGCTTGATTCAAATTGATATTCCGTGTTCACGTAAACCTCATCGAATCAGGAACAGAATAAAATAAGCAAAAGCAAATAAAACGATTGGATAGATAAATCTATCTTTTTTGGGTTTAAATGACTCACCAGTCAATTTATATTGGTGTTCTTGCTGCTCTAATGCATTCATGCTGACCTCATACTAACAATGCTACCAATACCTGCAACAACATCAACAGCCGAACTAGATGCAGGATTAGAATGCCATCTTGATGAAATGGTGATACCCGCTAAAGTTAATAATCTGATCGCATTATTAACCGTCCTCTTAAACTCAGCTACACGGGTATGGTTGAAATGATCTCCCGAAACAACGGCACTTACCAGTTTTCCCACTTCAGCCGTTACACCTAACAAATAACTCGACATGCTGGAATCACAAATCTCATTCACCGGTACTGATGGTTGGCATTGCAATTGCTCCAGTAATCCATCCAAAATAGATGCGTCTTGCGTTGCATCGGTTAACTTCATCAAGTCAACACAAGTCAGCATATGGGGCTGTTCAGGGTTCAGCTTGTTGCGCAGCATTTGCGGATTCATTCCGATAGCTTCCGCAATCTGGGCTAAATTGCCCCTATGAGTGTTGGCAAATGCCCGGCAAGCATGATCAAAGTGTGTATGTTTGGAAACTTGATAATCAAACATTGCTGTTTTTCTCCAAAAGCGAAATGCTTTGCTCGTATTACGCGTTAAGAGAAAATGAAACATTGCAAACCGTTAATGCCTCAACAGTCAATGCGGCCATATTAATTTCAACTTTTTCATTTGCACGATTTTTCTTACGGATAGGTAAGCGACCATCACGGATCATGTCACGAGCCGTACTCATTGGCATGTTGTGAATGCGGCAGTATTCCTTTAATGGGAGGTATGGAGTAGTTATGGTGATTGTAATGTTAGGGCGCATAAGGCAAAATCCTCTATATTTTTATCTCGTTTTTATCAGTTTACATTCGTCAGCTATCGTAAAAAACTACAAATTAAGGCTAAGATTGTATCGTATTTAGCTACACGTCAACAGACGCTATCGCTTTTTACGTCAAATCGTTAATTTACTATGACAGTACTAAACATTGATATGGCTGGAGAAAGCACTCCAGTACTAGATCGCATAATCGAAGCTTATGGATTTACTTCTAAGCTTATGCTCGCCCATCACTTTGATATGGCATCAAGTAGTTTAGCTGGAAGGTACAAGCGGAACATTTTTCCTTCTGATATGGTCGTCCGCTGTATGGCAGAGACAGGAGCAACTCTTGAGTGGTTAGCAACTGGTCAAGGAAAAAAATTTGCTGGTGACGAGCTGAACATCATAAAATTACAGAACCATAAGCTGGTAGACGGGAAACTGTATCAGTCTGGTTATGTTATGTTCGACAAGATAATGTTCACTACAGGCGTTTCTCTCTCTTCTGACTCTTTTTGCGTTTTGGATAACAAAACTCACTACATCATTGACCATAAATTTGCCGATGTTTATGACGGCAAGTGGCTAGTTGAAATTGAGGAAAAAATCAGCATTCGTGAATTAATTCGAATTCCTGTTAAGCGCGTTCGCGTTTCTGGTGTAAGTATGGCGTTTGATTGTGACCTAGACGATATCAAAGTACTAGGTCGTGTTGTAATGGCTTGCCATCAGTAGCACCATGAAGATATCAAATACAATGCTAACTTCTTTAAAAATAGCCACTCTTGCTTTTTTGCTAGTGATCTTTGTTATTATTTCTACAAACGTTGATCATGGTGTGTCAACTCTTGCAGTTGTTATTTATCTACCTTTACTAAAAATTGCTTTCTCCCCCTTATCTTATCACTGGATTTTGCTATCCCGTAAAAAATCAGAAGGAGAAAGTAATAACCCTGTAGCCGGTAGAACCACAGCGAAATGTCAGAAGGTAAAGCGCTCATCTGGGAAGATATTAATGAGCCCTAACCACTAAGGATTTTGGGAAAAACTAACAAGCTATTTGGAATATTCACAATCTCTGGTTACTGCCATTTAAGAAATGAATATAAAACCTTTTCTGTTGGAAAAATACAAACAATGATTTCATCAAAGGATCATAAAAAATATTATTTTCATGATCGGTTAACTAAATAGTCGGAATCTCGAAAAATGGCACTGACCAAACAAGCTGATGGAAAATGGCGCTTAGATTTTTACCCAGAGGGTAAAAAAAACGGTATTGGGAAACGGATTAGAAAAAGCTTTACGACTAAAGGTGAAGCATTAGCCTATGAGCGTTATATTTTAGAGTCGGTTGATAATCAACCTTGGCTAGACAGTAAAGAAGACCGCCGTAAAGTTTCTGAATTAGTTGTGACTTGGTATGAGTCACACGGCATCACTTTGGATGATGGAGAGAAGCGCCAGAACGCAATGCTATATGCTTGTGAATGTATGGGCGATCCTAAAGCTGTTGAATTCACTGCACAGTTATTTTCATCCTATCGAGAAAAACGTCTTTCTGGAAAACTAGCCAGAACATCTCGTGTTTCTAAGGTCGCACCAAGAACGGTAAACCTTGAACTTTCTTATTTCCGTGCTATGTTCAATGAACTTAATAGGCTTGGTATCTGGACATATGATAATCCCTTAAAAAATATCCGCCCGTTTAAAACCGAAGAAAGCGAAATGGCTTTTCTGACTAACGAGGAGACTAAAAAACTATTAGAAGAATGTGAAAAAAGTAGATCCAAGCATTTACTAACCGTAGTTAAAATTTGCCTTTCTACTGGTGCGCGTTGGTCGGAAGCTGAAAAATTAAGGGCTTCTCAGGTTAGCCAATATCGCATCACCTTTACCAAAACCAAAGGTAATCGAAACCGAACAGTACCAATCAGTGAAGAGTTGTATAATACTTTTCCTAAAAAACGCGGTAGTTTATTTTCATCATGCTATTCAGCGTTTAGAACAGCTATAAGAAGGACAGGTATAGAGCTTCCTGACGGTCAGTTATCCCATGTGTTAAGGCATACATTTGCTAGCCATTTCATGATGAAAGGGGGAAACATTTTGGTATTACAACGAATACTAGGCCATACAGATATTAAGATGACTATGCGCTATGCTCACTTTGCCCCAGACCATCTTGATGATGCAGTTAGACTTAATCCCTTAGCTGCATGA